GTCGAGCAGAATCCTTGCGGATACGCCTGCCCTGATCTCAGCCTTCCACCCTGCGAAGTCGCCATCAAGAGTGATGGTGCGATTCTCTACCATATTGATCCTCCTACTAGCGCCCTAGGCGCTCTGCTTTATGGCGCTGTTGCCAGCGGCGAGTCAATCACCACTTCGAGCGACTTGCCGGAGGTCGTGTCATACGCCAGTCGGCAGGTCACTTCATTCACCACAACGCCTTCGTTATCGGCGGAGAGAGGAACGATGTTCTCAATCTCCCACGAGCCGAGAATCCACACACCGTAGTTATCGGTCGTGGTGCCGAAGAGTCGCAGGTACTTCTGCGCAGCGATGTCGGTGATTGGGAAGGTTGACCCAGCTGCTGAGTTGCTCGCAACCGTGAAGGTCAGCGTTGCATCAAGCACGCCAGTCAGAGCTGCGGTAGCGGCCGTAAGGCTGCCATCAAGCGCTGTGACCATCCCCACGCCAGTCATAATCGACAGGTTGAAGTTGTAGATCGAAGCGTAGGCGGTCGCGCCTGTACCAGCCTTGTCAGGGAAGTTGGTGTCGGTACTGAGCTTCATCAAGCGCCCAGCCACGAATGGGTTGGTAGGGATCGCCGTAGGGAAGGCAAGCACAGAGGTCGCGGCTGTCGTAGCAGCGAAGGTTGCACCAGCCTGGAGCAGACCGTTGGCATCTGTTGACAGAGTGATCTCGGTAGGCGCAGCGTCGCGCACAAGATACTTCTGCACGCCATCCTCAACAAGGAAGGAGTAGAAGACGAGCGTGTCAACATCGCCCTGTGTTGGCGACCAAGTCCAGGTGTATGGCGAAGCCGTTCCTGCCGTCGTTGCGCCGATGGCATCAAAGATCAGCGGAAGGGTGCGCATCGAAGCAGGACCCTCAGCAATGGTCAGGATTGGAGCCTTGCCGGTGATGGTTGGCTGGTTCGCCTGGATGGCGGTGCGCTTGCCAACGGAGATCGTCTCACCAAGATCAACGGTCACGCCCAGGTCGAGCGAGCCGATTGTCTCGTTGAAGAGGATCTCGCCGGTTGCGGTGCCGATTGCAGCTGCGGTTCCGAATGCGGCCTGCGACGCAGTAGCGATTCGCGTCAGAGCCTTTGCGCCGAAGGTTGCCATCTAAGTTCTCCTTGCTCTAGGCGGTGAACGCCACGGTGTCTAGCACCGTGACTTCCGCAGCTGCCTGAACCGTCAGGTAATCCTGATCGGCGTAAGTATCTGTGCCGAGTGTAGTACCAGTCACTGTCACCTGCGCCGCGTTTCCACTAATGGTCACGGCCCCATCAAACACGGTGCGTAGCCACGCTCGCCAAGTGTAGAGGTCGCGGTACTTCTCATCCATCCGTGGGATCGGTAGCAGGTAGATGACGATGTTGACCGTCAGCACCGTGGTGCGGTTGCCGTTGCCGATGCTGATCTGGTCGCCGCCTGGGAACAGCACGATCGAAGGCGTGGTCGGCAGGTTCTCAGGTGGCGTGGCGTAGCACTTGCGGAGCGTGTATCCGGCAGGCGGATTCACTGAGGCGAGCTGATCAGCGATGGCATCTAGGATTGTTAGGTCAGTCACTCTGTTGCCTCCTCATCAAATGGCGTTTTGCGCGTATTGGTTCCGACGATTGTGCCAGTCTCCGCATTGCGGACAATCTGCACCCACTCGTCGTTGATTGGATCATACACGGCTGGTTCAGTAATTACTGGCATCAGGACACCTCAGCGTATGCGCGAAAGTTCTGAGTGGCTGGCGTTGTAGAAGTTGGCAAATCTGTCTGACCTGTTGTAAGGTACGAAATAGTGCCGTTGATAGCGTTGGCTGAGGCAGTTCCAGCAACACAAGTGTTGATGTTTGCAATAGTTGTTCCAACCTGAAGTACGGCAGTAAAGTATTCTGACCCTGCCACAAAGTCGTAGGTTGCTGGATAACCACCTGTCGTATCAAGCGCACGAGTGTAGCGCGTGTTGGTGGTGTTGAAAATTGTGGTGTCCGATGCAGTACGAGCGACGAGTGTGAATGTCGTGCCGCTTCGTGTGTAGATGCCGAACCTGCAAAGCGTCAAACTTGCTGAAGCGGTCGTCGCGCTGCACCAAATAACATTAGACACGGTAAAGTTTCTTTCCGCAATAAATCGCGTAAAGATGAGTTGTCCGGTAGTCAGCGTTGTTGCTGCGCTCACCAGGTATGTTGGAATGTTAGCGATTCGTGTGGTGCTGTTGTATGCGGCAGCCTGGTAGTTCTTCATTGACTGCAATACGGAATTTGGCGTTGCCGCCGTCGTCGTGCTGGTGCTGCTGGCGCTGTCAGTCAGTTGCAGCACTCCAGCCGCACTGGTTGAGCCGGCATTGACGGCAACCGTGATCGCAGTCGTTCCGCTTGTGGTAATCGGCGAAGTGCCGCTGACCGTTGCAACCTTGCCATCTGCCGCATCCTTTGCAGCTTTGACGGCGGTCGCAGTGGCAGCCAGGGCGCTGCTCGTCGTTGATGTGGAATCGGTGAGCTGCACCGCGCCTGATGCTGAAGTCGATGCGGCAGTGATGCTGATGGCTGGCGTAGTTCCGCCGCTAGAGACAATCGGCGCGGTACCAGTGACGCTTGTAACGCTGCCGCTGCCACCTGTCACCCATTGCGTGTTGTAGTTCGTGCCGTCAATCTTTGAGAGAACCTGACCGGCGGTGCCGCCGACTGGTACGCCAGCGCCTGTAGCGCCTGTCGCACCTGTTGCTCCTGTGGCGCCAGTGTTCCCAGTGTCGCCCTTCGCTCCCTGAGGGATCGTGAAGTCAAAGATTGCGGCGCTCGATGTGCCGCTATTCGTGACGCTGGCAGAAGTGCCAGCCGCGCCTGTGGTGGTTGTACCGGCAGCGATGGTTGCAGCCGCACCTGTCGCGCCTGTGTTACCTGTGTTGCCACGCGGAATGGTGAAGTCAAATACCGCAGCGCTTGAGGTGCCGCTGTTGCTGACTGAGGCAGAAGTACCTGCGGCACCTGTTGTGGTCGTGCCTGCCGCAATCGTGGCTGCTGTTCCTGTTGCTCCTGTGTCGCCCTTGTCACCCTTTGCGCCAGTTGCTCCAGTCGCGCCAACATCTCCGCGTGGGATCGTGAAGTTGAATACTGCGGCACTAGAAGAGCCAGCGTTGGAGACTGCCGCTGATGACCCAGGTGCGCCTGTGGTCGTGGTGCCTGCTGCGACGGTCGCGGCCGTACCAGTGTCACCCTTGTCGCCCTTGGCTCCTGTCGCACCTGTCGCACCTGTGGCACCAGTCGAGCCAGTCGCTCCGACATCGCCGCGTGGGATTGTGAACGCAAACACACCAGCGGTTGAGGTGCCAGTGTTAGTGACAGCAGCGGATGATCCAGGAGCGCCGGTGGTGGTCGTGCCAACAGCAACGCTGACGACGGTTGCGCCTGTTGCGCCCTGCGGTCCTGCGGCGCTGAGGGTGATCGTCTGCGTGACTGGAGTCAGCGTGACGGTCTGATTACCCTGCGTGACCGTGACCGTCTGCTCGGTCTTGGTGACCGTTACGCTCATCGAGAGACCTCAGGCGAGACGGTCGCGGTTCCCTCCAATAGTCGCGTGACCTCTCCGCCTCCTGAGACCAGCTCAAGATCGTAGACACCTGAGAACGGCGCAGTCAGCGCAGCGGTCGTTGTGGCACTAGCAGTGATTGCAATGGTGCCAGCAGCTCCGCCGAGCGTAATACCGGCTGCGCTCGTCAGGCTCAGAATCGTGGAGGATGAATCGTAGGTTGCTCGAACCTGTAGACGCGCCGTGTAGCCAGTCAGGTTGACGGCCGTACCGGCAGAGTCTTTCCAAGTAGCAGTCAACGAGAGGGTCGCGCCCTGCTTGATCTCCAAGTCGTAGCGATTACCAAGTGCCATCAGACTGCCAACCCACCGCGATTGCGGTACGGCTCTAGAAGGAGCGCCGCCTCTGGGTGCAGGGCGCGGCTCATCCGCAGGATGCCGCCAAGGTCAGCCGATCCGATCACACCGAACGCCGCTGTGCGGCTGCTGAACACGGCGTTCGCCTGGATGATTTCTGCCTGCACGACGGACGCTGGTACGGCAGGGAAGCCGAACACGCCGACCACCTTCACGCCAAGGAAGATGCCCTTAGGGAAGTTCTTAGGGAAGGCGTTGCTGCGGCTAATGCCGGTGTACGGCAGGCCGTCAAGCGCGTAGTTCTTTGGCGTGAGCTGGAAGTCTGTGTTGGCAGTCCAGGTCGTTGAGTAGGTGCCGTTCTCAAGATCGTCGGTGGTCAGCGTCGTGACGCTCACGAGATCATCGGTCAGCACATAGTCGTAGGCATCAGCCGTGTAGTAGCGCGTCTCGGTCGCGGTGCCAAATCCTGTCTTTCGGTCGCAGTAGAGATCAATCAGCGTGTCGGTAGCGTCCAGGACATTCTGAAGCGCGGTGTCATCGGTCGAGTCGGTGATCCCAACCGCAGCCTTGAACTGCGCCAGTGTTGCGTACGACATTTAGCGACCTCCTGTCTGCATCACCATCAGTGGTTGTGTTGATGTGGCAACGATGCCATAGAGCTTGTCAGTCTCGGCAAGCCAGAATGACTGGAGCGCTCCCTTTGGCAGTTCGAGTCCTGCCGCCGTGGTCACATTGCTCGGTCCGACAAAGACGGTGTTGCCGCCAGTTGGTGCGTGCAGATAGAGCCACGATGCGCCGTTCAAGCCAGTTGCAATGAGCGTTGGGCTGGTCGTGATCGTGACGGTGGAGGCAGCAATGCTCACGCTTCATCCTCCACGATTTCTGCCACGCTAACAGCCTGTGTAGGCAGGGTGGCTGTCTTGATGCTGTTCTTGACCGCGGCACGCTCTACGAGCCGCGTTGGTGCCTCTGCGTCGACATCTGCAACAGCCTCAGCCAAGCCAAAGCCGATGAGGCTCTCCGCCTCTGCCTTAGGCAGATCAACGAAAGCCCCTGACGGATATTCACCGCGTCGCTTGCAAAGTCGAACGAGCATTAGGTTCTCCTTACTTGCGGTTCAGGGGAGCCGCCGAAGCGGCTCCCCATCCCCACTAACTAGCCGAGCTAGTTGATTAGGCGTTCTTCAGGAACTTGACAGCCGAAGACTGTGCAAGTCCGGTCGCGCCACGGACCTGAACCTTGTACGAAACAAGGCCAAGGTTCCACGCGTACTCGCGTGAAGCCTCAACGGTCACGCCGCCAACGATGGCGGTCTTGATCTGACCAAGGTCACCGAACAGCACAGCCTTAGCACCGGTCGCAGGGACCGCAATGCCAGGAGCCGTGTAGACAGGCTTGCCAAGGAGACGATCAACGCCACCCTGTCCGCCTGGCTGGAACAGTGGCAACGCCGATGAGGTCGTGCCAAGGATCTGTCCAAGGGCCGTGTCGCTCATCAGGAAGCCTGACTTCGCGGCGTTTCGGTACTGCTGCTTGACCGAGTACTGAAGGGCAACAAGCTCGGCGTATGTGTATACGACG